AAGATACCATGATTGGTGCTGTTACTTTAAAGAAAGTCGCATACGGAACAGCAGGAATAGGTTATTACATTTTGCGCCAAAACTTGTGGAACAAAGGTATCGCCAAGTGCGCCGTAAAGCAGGCTATAGATATAGCTTTCAACGGGTACAATTTAGATTTGGTATATTTATGGGTTGACCCTGCGAATGTGGCCTCTTTCAAGCTCGCGCTTGACTTGGGCTTTTACAGTGTCGGGCATTCATTGCTCGACCCGGAATTGCAACGATTAGAAATGACAAGGACAATATGGAAGCAAAGAAGCGAATTGAAATAGTTGAGCTGCCTGTATCGGAACTCAATCACGGTTTTTCCAATCCGAGAAAGCCATTGACTGTGAAAAGAAAGAACGAACTTGAAGCGTCGCTTACCAAGTTAGGCGATTTCGGAGTAATTGTCATTGACGAGGAAATGAACATCATCAGTGGCAACCAACGGTGCAAAATATTGAACGCCATCAATCCTGAGCAGAAAGTGCTGTGCAAGAAGCTGGTTGGATATTCCGAGGCAGAAAAGAAAATTATCCAATACAAAGCCAATACCCACGCAGGAGAGTGGGACATGAAAGCATTGGCACAATGGACTGCCAAGTTGAGTCTTGATTTAAATGTTGACTTCTCTGATTTGAAATCAAAAGAACCAACTATCAAAGATATGGAGTTAATCAGATATGAGAAGTATGACTATGTTATGATTGTGTGTCGTAACGAAGTTGACTATAATAATTTAGTCAGAAACTTAGGCATTGACTGCAAGAAAGTGTTAGTGTGTCATGGCCGCAACGCAGACCGTAAGATAAAGTGCCGTGCTATTTGGTACGATGATATGAAAGCTCAAATCCAACCAAAGAAAGCCTATGAAGCCGATTAATGTCTTGTTTACTTGCACTTCACTGTATTCCCATGAATATGCCGAATGCCTAACAAACAATGAAGATGGAACTACAATCCATACGTATGCTGTGAACTGTGACAAAGAACGGTTTATGCCACGAGGCTATGTTGAAGAGCAGTTCCTTGTGCCTAAGATAACTGACGAGAAGTACATTCCTGCACTTCTGAAATTGTGCGATGAGCTGAATATTGACATTATCATCCCTACTGCCACGGTTGAGCTTGAAATGATGGCTGCCGCGAAAGAGACATTCGAGGATAGAGGTGTAAAAGTTTCTGTCGCTTCAGAAAAATGCGTTTCGATAGCCAACAACAAGAAAGAACTGTACAAGCGTTACTCTTCGCTCATGCCAGCGCAGGTAGAAGCGAAAAGCGGAGGAGAAATATATCGGTTCTATGTAAATAACAAAGAAATCTGCTGCAAGCTGTCTGACGGATGTGGAGGTAGCGGTTTCGCCATAGTTGACGACATAAAGGCGAAAGACCCCCTGCTGTTCAATCGGCTTGGAACTGAAAGATACATCTCTTCGCAGCAATTATATGAAATAGCAGTCGCGGGCAAGTATGACATGCTTGTGCAAGAATATATAGAAGGAATTGATTACACCGTGAATGTACTTGCTGTAAAAGGGAATGTCACCCATATTGTAGGCATCGCAGGGTCTCTGATGAGCTACGGCGTGATACTGAAAGGCAAGATTGAATATAACGCCGCCGCTTATGAGATTGCAGAAAAGATAACAAAAGAGTTAATGCTCGACGGCAACGCCTGTTTCGACTTTAGGATTACCCCTGACTTGGAGGTCTATTTGCTTGAGATAAACCCTCGCGTGAGTGCGTCCCTCTCTTTTGTGAAAGAGGCAGGCGTAAATATGCCGTGGCTTAGATGCAAGAATCTGTTGGGAGATTACTCGGATGTCAGCAAGTCTTTCCCCATAAAGTACGGTTTGAAAATGGAGAGGAAGTATGAAGGACGATATTACTTTTAACATCTATGTCATGTCTTATCAAAGGTATGACAAGATTATAGCCAAACCACTGTTTGAGTATTGCACATACGTCGTGCGTGAGGAAGAAGCTGACAAGTACAGGGAGGCTGGAGTTGAAGATTTGCTCGTCATCCCCAATGACGGCACAGTAATCAATTTCATGGATACCCTATATTGGACGATATGGAACACTCCCGAGGATGTTATATTCATAGCAGATGATGATATAAAAAGGTTTGTTTACCGCATGAATGACTGGATCAGCATTGACACCGCCAATTTTGAAGACCCCGTCAGAACCGCAACGGAAGAGATTGAGCGCATCGCCCAAGTCCTCTACGACCTTGACTTGGGGCTTGCTTATGATGGCCCGCAGAAAAGTCTGTTTCAATATACAAGCGAGTGGAACTTCACAGGAATGCCAGGACACTGCCGCTGGATAAACAAGAAATGCTTAAAGGCAACCTATGACTGCAAGTCGATGGCTGCGTCAGACATTGACATGGCCATGCAGGAAATGCTGTACAACAGGATTACCTTGCAGCCAAGGTATTTCCTTTCCGACGCAGGACTGATGGAACTCAACAGTGGAGGTGTTACGATTGATAGGAGCTTATTGAAGAAGTCCAGAGATGCGATGATAGTGAAATGGGGCAAATACTATGACTTTGACTGGAGAAAAAACCAAGCGAAAATCAACGTTAAACGCTAAGTTAATATCTTGCAAGCGTTTGGTAATCAGATAATTATTTGTTATATTTGCATAACTATATAAATAAAATGAAATGAAAAAGCAAACAACCCCTACAAGACAGGGATACAATATGTTCGAGGTATCATCGCTGTTGCAGAAAGCCATAAGAAGGCAAGACGCTGAATTGGCTTATTTCGCCGCGAATGAGTTAATACCCCGCTACCGGCATTATCTTTGGAAGCGGCTATTGACAGTGTCTGCCGAAGACTGCTATGATTTGGTGACTGGCGAGATTATGGCTTTGAGAGAGAAAGGCTTGCTGCCAGCCAACGCCAGCAGAAAGTACGAAGCGACAGCAGTTTCAATACTGTTGAATGCAAGGAAAAACAGGGACGCAGATTTCTTTGCCTGCAACCTCTTCAACTCAAGGGATATTTCAGATCTGTTGCCTAAAAACGAGGATTTGTCATTAGCCACGAAGAATGGCCACAGCCTGTTTGATGTCGCCGATTTCTTTTGCGATAGTATGGATGCCTTGAATGATGTCAGTGTCGGGTACGCCGCCAACGAACTTTATTGGAGGTACAACCGGTTTTATTGGAGAACCCTCTTATCGTATTGCAAGCGGCTCGGATTTGAAAAGCTAACGAAAGAAGTGGCCGCCTTGCGTGACGCTGACTGGACGCAGAAAGGGGCGCAGAACGTCTCAACGATATGGGCGGCGAAAGCGTGCACGTCCATTTTCAAGGCAGTAAAAGCGAAGTCTGTTGATATGTTTTTGGATAGTTTCATTTTCAATGACAGGGTTGATTTGAGCTGGTATGACAACAGGCGTTATCGTATTCCGGATTATGTGTTTGACTGCCACACCTACATAGGGAAAGCGAAGAAGCGCACAAAGGAAATGTTCGTAAGAGACGAACAGGCCGCGTTGCGCCCACTCCACAGAGGGAATTATGACGACACGGCATGGGACAGGTATTTTGAACTGTGCAAAATCGGCTTTTATATTGAGGAGAAGATAACGCCAGCACCGAGCAAAGAGCGCATCGCCGAACTTGAGAGCGGAATAGTGCAGAAAAGTTTGTTTTAGATATATTGCGTATGGATAACAAGAAAAGTTACGACAGGCTGAAAGCGAGACAGAAAAGGTTGAAAGAGAAGTTTCTGAAAGCCTTTGCCGACAGCAAAGGGATTATCGCCTATGCGTGCGAAATGACAGGCATTAGCCGTCAGTGCTACTACAACTGGCTTGACAATGATGATGATTTCGCAAGTAAATGCAACGATGTGCAGGAGAGTTCCATCGACTTGGTAGAGGCGAAACTGCTGAACGCCATTAACGACGATAACTTGACGGCCATCATCTTCTATTTGAAAACCAAAGGTAAGAAGAGAGGCTATGTCGAGCAGATAGACCAAAATGTAAGCTCGAACACATTCGAGGAATTGATGAAGTCGCTGCCAGAGGACGATGACGAAGAAGGTTAATCAGAAATGGCAGAAGAAGTATGTCGCTTGGAGGAACGATTGGAACCTCTTTATAAGCGAGGCGTTGCACGCCCATCTTGATGAAGAGCAGAAAGCGATAGTCTCATCAGTGCAGCGTAATAAGATGACTGCCGTGGCGAGCGGAACCGCACGTGGCAAGGATTTCGTCGCCGCGTGCGTCGCCTTGTGCTTCCTTTATCTGACCCCTCGCTACAACTCGGCAGGGAAAATGGCCAAGAATACCAAAGTCGCAATGACGGCTCCGACTGGGAGACAAGTTAAGGACATAATGATTCCAGAGGTCGCCCGTCTCTATCGTAACGCTGGTTTCCTCCCTGGCCGTCTGCTTGCCAACGGAATAAGGACAGACCATGAAGAGTGGTATCTTACAGGCTTCAAATCTTCCGAAGATAACATTGAGGCGTGGTCAGGCTTTCACGCCGTGAACACAATGTTCATAGTGACAGAAGCGTCTGGCATTTCGGAAACGACATTCAATGCCATTGAGGGCAACTTGCAAGGCAATTCGCGCCTGCTTATCGTGTTCAATCCCAACGTCACCACAGGCTACGCCGCGAAAGCCATGAAGTCCGCACGTTTCAGCAGATTCAGGCTTAATTCGCTCAACGCCGAGAATGTCGTCAAGAAGAAGAACATCATCCCCGGACAGGTTGATTACGATTGGGTGAAAGATAAAGTTTGCACATGGGCGACCAAAATACTTGAGGATGAGTTTGATGACGGGCAGGGCGATTTCCGCTTTGAGGGCGACTGCTACCGCCCCAACGACCTTTTCCGCGTGAAAGTGTTGGGGATGTTCCCGAAAGTAGCCGAGGACGTGCTGATACCATACGAATGGGTTGAATTAGCGAACCAACGTTGGAAGGAACTACAGGAAGAGGGATTCGTCTCTCGCAAGCACGTGAGGCTTGGTGTTGATGTCGCCGGAATGGGGCGGGACAGCAGTGTCCTCGTTCCGAGGCAAGGAAACTTCGTGTCAAAGATTGTCAAGTATCAGTCCGGAGGGCAGTCCGACGAGATGAAAGTCGCTGGGATGATTGTCCCTTATTTGTCTGACGAGAAAGCCAAAGCCTTCATCGATACCATCGGCGTTGGCGCAGGCGTGTATTCAAGGCTTATTGAGCAGGACTATTATAACGCCTACTCTTGCAAGTTTTCTGAAGGAGCCAAAGGATTGCATGACATTACAGGCGTTTACACATTCGCCAACATGAGGGCTTATCTTTTTTGGGCTGTTCGTGACTGGCTTAATCCTAAGAACGGCTTTTCTCCTGCCTTGCCGCCTGATGACGAGTTGCTGGAGGAGCTTACTGACGCACATTGGAGCTTCCTCAGTAACGGAAGTATCATCATCGAAAAGAAGGAAGAGATGAAAAAGCGTCTGAAACGGTCGCCCGACAAGATGGACGCGCTCGCCAACACGTTCTATCCGCGCGATTATGACTACAGCAATGACGAAAAGCTGCTGAATGACGCTCTGTAAACAAAAGATTTTGTAACTTTGCGCCGAAATCGTTTCTTTTAGCGATTTCATTGCTCGTATGCGCCTTGACTGTGAAGTTGAGGCGCATTTTCGTTACCCTTTGTTAACGTCAAAAAGTCAAGAATCGTGCAATTCCGTTCAAATTAACTTTCCTTTTCATTGTTGAGGGGAAGTTAAGTTAACCAACCGTTAAATCCTTTCATAAAAGGCTTCTG